TCATTTTTGCACCTTCTTTCCTGAGCAATGTAAACAGTTGGTTTTATGGCATTTATTACAGATATTATTCACGGTTATAATCCTCCTCTTTCTTAGAGAATTTATCAAGTGCAATCCTTGCATTTTCATAGAATGACTGATGCAGAAATTCAAGCGCCACAGCCTCCAATTTTTTTACACACTCGATCCGTGTTTCTGATTCATCCAAATCAAAACTCTTGCTGTCGCCCTCTTTCAGGTATCCTGATACACTGACTGTTAGTTTAAAAGACTTCATCTTTTCTCTCTCTTTCTTTTTACCAGCCAACCGTGTCCGCACTTACACGGCACGGCATCCATGATTAAAATGTCCTTGATATTCTTGAGTAAATCAACTTCTGATTGCTCACAGAATAGCAGGACTTCCCCTGTCTTTTTGCTGACAATCGCTTTCATTTTGCAATTCCCTTGCTCTTAATCCAGTCAAAATAATAGTCGGCCAGCCGGGTTACTTCTTCTTCTGTCGGTTCTTTCTTCTCAAGGGTCTTGTTTGAATTGGTCAGGGCGTTCATGGCTATGATCTCGTTCTTTTCTTCGGGAGTTTTCCCGCCTCCTCCCCATGCCTTGCGTTCACCTCCGCCAGGTAGTATCATTTTCCAGTTTGTACGAGTGTTCCCTTCGTTGTCAGTGTATTCTTTTGATTCTTCTGTGTATTCAACCTCTTGGCCTTCCTTTAAGTCCTTTCCGTGATTCTGCCAGCATGAATACTTCCGGGTCTTGTCGTCCCCGATCTCTACGGTAACTTCAAAAAACTGCCTGTCTTTGTACGTCTTTGCTAAGATTGTCTTGATTTTACCTTTCATAATTCCTCTCTTTCCCCCGTCAAGCCGGTAGGTCAGCTATAATTATTTAATACTCTATTAAATCTCCTTCAGGTTTAGACTTGGCAAGTAATTCCTTTAATGTATATTCTGACTTCATTATCCTACCGTCATCATAAATACAATATAACCCCTTGTTGCGTGTCCACTTCCAACAGTAAACACTACTTTTTAACATTGTACTACCGATAAATGGATTTGATCTTTTAAAAACCCTGCTATTTTTTGTAATAATTTCCATTTTACCCCTCCATGTATTGAATTAGTTTATAAATAGATATATCTGTTTTTGTATCCTGGACATATTGCACTAAATAAAGCATTTCTACCGATAATCTCTAATATTCTTAATTCTTTCATGGTATCACCTCCCCCTTAATTCTTTTTATTTGGAGTAAAGGTTTTATCGAATGTTGTACCATTGTAAGTATCTAACCAGTCAACCTGGACTATGATACTATCGAAATGATTAGATAGACTTACAGCGGTCTCAAAGTCACACAATCCATGTTCTACTAACATATCGCGGAATAACCCTGATACTGAAATCCCTGTTTTTTGCTCTTTCATCTCTTTTGCCCTCCTTTTGGGTCTTTTTATTTTAACCATAAAATTCACCCTTCCATCCTTGGTCTATTGCGCATTCTATAAACCAATTAGCCCAGGTTATTAATTCATTATCACTATATTGAGTATTGTTACTGTCTACTATCCCACTGTCTAAGTTTTCGATATTAGCTACAAGGTCTTCCATCATATTTCTAAGACAGAAATTAACGTATATGCTCCCGTCTTCACGTTTGCCGATCCAGGTATCGAGTTTCATTTCGGGTAGTTTTCTATCGTTTTTCATTTCGGGTTATCCTTTTTAAAAGTTTTTAATCATATAAAAGCATAGTTCATGCCAGTTTTAACAATTATTTTTTATTCTTTAAAATCAAGGCATTAACTCTAAATTATGAGTTTAAGCACCCGCTTATTCGTTCCTCTTTTGGGGAAAGTTATCCTCTTTTGGGGATAATAAGCAGATGATTAAAAGATATTCCACAAAGTGGAAAATGTCCTGGATCCGGGAGCCGGGATAATAAATCTCTTGACAATATAATGATAAGTTGATATTTTCATAAATGATGGTATCAGACATTCAAACATTGCCGGAATTAGAATCTACTGTAAAGTACGCTCCGAAGTTTACCAGCCCGTTAAAAATCGAGGAACTACTCAAGAAGGGCCTGGCCCTCACTCAAATAGCTAAACTCTGCAATATAAGTGTAACAGCCGTTCGGGGATTAATAGAGAGAAATAACATTGATCCTATAGATACTGAAGTATATAAGAAGAATAGAGCCGATACGCTCGCTTCAGTGCAACGCAGACTATTAAATAACATTAGCCAGGCAGACATTAAAAAGTCTGGTTTACGTGATAAAGTGGTAGCTGTTGGTATCTTATACGACAAGGAACGCTTAGAGCGTGGCCAGTCTACAGAGAATGTCAGCATAGATGGTGCGCTGCGGTCTATACACTCCCAGTTGTTTGCATTGCCTGATGCTTCCATTGATATAACACCATCCAATAAGAAGCGTAAGTATGCTAAACAAAAGAGATAACCCTTATAATACAGTAGGATACAGCACTGTACTGGTACAAGGTAGGGGGCTATGTGCCTTTGTGCTTGATTAATTATATATACTCACCGTTTCATACGGCTATGAATATAAAAGGGGTTAAACACAAGCCGTTTCATGCGCATATGATTTTAAAAGGCTTAAATACACTATAACAGGGGGTTAAGATGGACAGGAAAGAGTACATGAAGGAGTTAATGAGGAAGAAGCGTGCTAACAAAGATGCTAACAGCGAGCCGGAAACTGCTAACAAAACTGTCAAATCTGTTAGCAAAATGGTAGAATCTGTTAGCACTGCTAACAAGATTTATCTCTCCGACCTTGGCGTAGACTTAAAGGAATTAGGAGTGGCGAGTTGTGGGCCGGGGCTGCCGATACTGTTGGTGGATATGCCGACCAATGATCAGATACAAGGGTTGTGCAAAGTCATTCATGCTTTGAATGGGGATATGGAGTGGGAACCGAGGTGTGGGATGGGTAACTCGTTTTGAACTGCGATTACTACGGAGAGGTAATGTTTAAGATGAACGAGGGTAAGGCGGTTAAGATAGGAGTCTTCTGTGAGGCTTGTAAGAAAGAGTGTATTCATAATGTAGGTGGGGATAGTTATTTGTTGCTAAAGATTAAGGAATTTGATAAGGACAATGCCTAAGAACTATCAGGAAGAACTCTTCAGGAAGTGGATATTCGACCCTCTCAATTTCATAGAGAAGGCGATAATCGAGCCTTATAACTTGGCTACGGGCAAGAAAGTCTTTATCACTACGCAGCAGAAAGAAGCAATAGAGGACGTAAGGAAGCTGATTACCGCCCGTCTGAAGAAGTCACACGACCAGAAGCTCACTCCTGAAGAAGTTGAACTGAACAGTAAGTTGGGTGTCAGTATTATGGCAGGTAAAGGTATCGGTAAGGATGCGTTAGCTTCGTGGCTGATTATCTGGTTCATGTGCTGTTTCCCCGATTGTAAGATACCGTGTGTAAGCGTAAGTGCCGACCAGTTGAATAAGGTCTTGTGGTCTGAAATCAGTAAGTGGCTACAGAACTCGTTGGTTGCTGATAAACTGACCCTCCAGAACGATAAGTTGTTCTTTAACCAGACAAAGTTGGAACTCAGAGGTAAGCGGTGGTTCGCTTTCCCTAAGACAGCTAATCCCAAGTCCTCCGTAGAGGAACAGGTGGAGACTCTAAGTGGTATTCATGAAGACTACGTTCTAATACTGATAGATGAGGCTTCCGGTATCCCGGATCCCGTCTTTGACCCATTAGAAGGTACGATGACTCAGCCTTGTAACGTGGCTTTCATGATCTTCAACCCCACCCGTTCTAAGGGATATGCAATAGACAGTCAGTATAAAGATAGCCAGTATTGGATTGCAAGACGATGGGATGCTACCGAATCGGAAATCTCCGATATGCAGGTGATAGAGAGGACTAAAGAGAAGTATGGAGAGGATTCTACACCATATAGGGTTCGTGTTAAAGGACTACCACCACTGGTAGACGAGCATACCTTGTTCCCTATGGACTGGATTATGGATGCAGTGAACAGAGAGATACAACCGTTAGAGAAAGACCCTATTATTAAAGGACTGGACTGCGGTGCAGGCGGGGATAAGTCTATAATCATCACCCGTAAGGGCGGTAAGGTCTATGGAATCAAGAGACTCACGACTCCTGACTCTCAGTTACTCATAAACTGGGCGCAAGCTGACTTTTTAAGTGAAAATGCAGACGTTTTGAGGGTAGATAACATCGGAATAGGTTGGGCGGTGTATGGTGGACTCTTTGATAGGCTTGGTTCTAAGGTAGAATCGGCTGATTCACGCAGGCAGGCTTCCAATACCGACAAGTTCTACAACAAACGTGCCGAAATGTACTGGACTTTAAGGGAGAAGTTCGAGAAAGGGCTGATTTCCATACCAGATGATCCTGATTTGATAGACGAATTGAGCGTAATCAAGGCTACATACGATAAAGGTAAGGTTAAGATCATCGAGAAGAAGAAAATAAAGGAAGAACTGGGTCATTCCCCGGATGCGGCAGACGCTTTAGCGTTAGGATACTACTATGATGATGATATAATCTATAAGAACATCTCAAGTAAGGGTGTTTATTGCTATCAGAATCAAAATCCAGGTACACGTGAGGGGTGGCTTCGTGCTTAGATACGATGAAATACAGGGAAGATTGGATAAAGGCGGTTCTTATCAGTTAGAGATACTAAAACTCCTCTGTGAGATAGCCGATACATTATTATATATAAAGGATGATATTAAAATGTCAAAGAATATATCCACTATGCATAGTAAATTTAAAGAAGATCAAATAAATCTAAATCATTTGCGTACCGATATGTTAGATAGGATAGCAGAAGAACCAGTGAAAGATGATCTGTATGCTTACACTAAAACAATAACAACTCCAATTAAGAAACGGGGTAGACCACCAAAGAGGAGGTAATATGCCATCAGTAAAGAAAGGCGAATCAAGGAACAGTTATGTAGGAAGATGTATTCCTGAAGCAAAGAAAGAAGGTAAGAGTCAAAAAGCAGCAGTAGGAAAGTGTGAAGGTATGTATAACTCCAAATGGACAGCAAGTAAGAAGAAAAGATAAAATCATTGACAAACGACAAGGATTGTGCTATTCCTAATTGTGATGAGTGTAAGAAGATGTTAATTGAAGCATTGAAGCAAATTTCTGCGGGAAAGAGGAATATTGAAAAGATTATCTTAAAGAAATAACCTAAATCTCAGGACTTTTAAGAGGTAAAAGGCTTATTGCCGTAAGGTGATAG